ATCAGGGTCTACATCATTCTCATACTCTAAATCACCAACAATCTCTAAGCTTTCATCAGATAGTATCTCATCCAACCGAGCCTGCGAGATTTTTTCGTATTCTTCAAATTCGACAGAGAAGTCTTCTTGGTAATCCCAACGGATAATGCTGTTCTTCCATAATAACGCAGACTTGATCCACGTTTGTAGCTTCTCCCAACCTTTATTCTGCTTAAAGATGCAGTGATTGGTAAGCATGGAAGCAGTATGAGCGTCCTTGTGGGACTTAGGGTTGTCCTTAGTAGGTAGAAATCTAGCTAACTTACCATTGTTTAGGAACAACTCACATATAATAGCAGTGTATGCCTCAACTGTTTCAGTTGTAGACGTATCTACGATAGATGAAACACCTTGTGGTTTAAGGTGGTCATGTGCAACACCAGCGAACTCATAGGTAGACTTAAGTCTTTCTCGGCTTAGGTCAGAAGAGTTTAACCAATCACCCACAGACTGGTTTGATCCAGACTCAATTAGGTTGATTAGTTCTTCATCTGTTACCTTGCCTTTGTAATCAGAACCTTTTTTCATTACTTTCTCCAAGGAATATTCTTAGACTTCTCTAGTTCTTTTGAACCATAGCTGCCTGGTGTAGGTAATGTACGTTCTTTCTTCTCCTTTGCAGGAGGTTTCTGGTTTAGTGTGTGCTCATTGTATCTCATAGTTCCTCCTCGGAATCTTCTATCGATCTATCGTTATTGAATTTGGTGCCACCTTTTAGCGACAAGGCGTGGCCTACCTTGACACCTGCGAAGCCGTCTATGACGGTCCTAAGGAAGTGTTCTTTACTCTTAAGGCAGCACCCAGTATTGCAGCCCTTGCAAGAAACCCCATTGGGTGGCTGGTACGCTAGGTGCTAGCTTAAGAATAAGGAGTAGTTTATTAGACTTACTCAGGTCTACCCACTGCATCTACACGGGCCATGCATGAGGACGTGATGCAATTCATTTAGAGATTAGAAGCCTCTTACGTTTCTTTCCAACCATCCATGCGTTATAAGGGGTAGCCCCTGCTGCATAGCATAGTATTCTAAACTCTAGTTCTTTATGTCTTAAAGCCATGGTGTATCATCCTGTTTGAACTCGGTTAACCTCTGCTTCCAAGAAACATTAGTGGTCTGTAACCTATCCCAGTGTGTACGTAAGACTTCACATGCCATAGCTAATGCCATGACACAATCATCTGTACAACCTGAGGCTGCCTCTGTCTTACCAGTATCAGTGGAGATGTAGTCCTTACATTCCTGTATGATTGTATTAGACGGTATCATTATCTCTTCATGATCTATAAGGTTCTTAAGATTACCTATAATAGCTGGCTTAGATGCAGAAGTGGTCCTGAACCCAAGGCGCATGCCGTCTTCATTCGAGACGTTAGCTATCTTAGTTTGCTTATATAAGTTAACATAGTTCATCTGTTCGAGTCTTTGTAGGGTAGCTATACCCATACTATTACTCTCTACACATAAGAATGCATTGTTGAAGTAACGACCTAAGTAGAATAGAAGCTCACCGTAGGTACTAGGGTCTATCCTATTGTCCCTATACATAGCTACTACCCTGTACTGGTTATCTAAGACAACAGCTACTGAGTAATCCTGACCTACACCTAATGCAACGTCAGCTGCTACTACGTAGGGTGAATCCCATTGAGGGTAATCCCATACTTCTAACTTACCTTCTCGACTCTCATCCCACATCTTAGATGCAACATCAAAGTCCATTCTTCTTTGAACAGCTTGTGGTACTAGCTTCTGTAAGTTCTCTATGTTAAAGACGTTAGCACCAGAGACTAAGAATGCCTCATCGGGAGTCTGTGGATACTCCTGCTTGAACTTAAGGCTTCCACCCTCAGCTACCTTTAACCTACGCCAATACATCTGACCTAATGTTAAATCAACACCATAGTCATTCTTAGCCATTCTCATGACCTTCTCTTCTTCTACAGACAATTCCATTCCTTCAGGAGGTGTCCGTGTGTACTCGGTTGTCCAGAACCAAGGTAAGAAGATTGGGGTATATTCATTCTCTCCAGCTACTGCACCCTTCCAGAGACGATAAAACTCTCCTGATGCACCATTCGCTGTAGACTCTAATATAACCTCTGTACCTTCTGCTGCTGAGATACCCTGGAACATACCAGCTAGTATCTTCTCATCATGTGTCCAGAAGGCTACCTCAGAGAGGTGTGCGATTGTGGGTGTTGTACCACGACCAGCTTCTGGTGAACCAGCAGTGTAAAGACGATAAGAGCCTATAGCTTCTTTGTCTTCATACCAAGGTGTGTTAATCTTAATCTCTTTAGCATTACTCATATGCTCTTTAGGTTTCAACTCACCAGACATATTCCTGATTAAGTTCTTACTCATATTGAATAAGGCATCAGATGTAGCTGAGTCATGAGCCATTACAACAGAACGTGAGTGAGGTGAGAAGTATGACTTCCAGAATACCCTAGCAGAACAGTAGGTACTAATACCCTGCTGACGTGCCTTAAGGATTATAGCTCTGACCTTACCAGTCTCAGCTATCTGTTTGTCTAATTGCTTTGTTATATACTTCTGTGCTTCATTCAACTCAAAGGGGACGAATCCCTTAGAAGCATCCTTAGTGACAATCTTTATCTGCTCATTAGCAAACTTCTCAAAGTCCCCATGGTATTCTTCTAACTGTTCTTTCTTCTGCAATGCCTCTACTATTTTGTAGAAATCTTGTTCCTTCATATACGTTAAGTCCCCCTCGGTATATAATTGAGTACCCCCCTAGGGAGGTGTCCGGGTCCCAGGGAATCCCTCAAACCATATGTCTTCTATTAGGGGACCAAGTGGATAGTAGCAGCAGGGTGGGATAAGAACACCTCTGTGTGTGTCTCCTGTGAGACCCTGTGAGTATATCTGTGGTATATTTGTAGAGAAGTGATAGTCGTATATGATTTGGGGTACCCTCTGTTGTGATAGAGCTCTCTTAGGTACTGGGAGATCTGTGGGGACTCTCTAGGGGTCCTTGGGGGTCTCTAGGGGTCCTTGGGGATAGTACTAATAGTAGTCTACAGTAGAGAGCTCTTAAGACACATATAAGAATAACCAATATATATAAGTACCCTTATATCTTTTGGTACCCCCTAAGTCCCCCTAGAGAGCCCCTAGAGAATCCCGAAAGTACCCTTAAAGATACTTCATGTAGGTTTAGGACTCTTACGGTGAGACCGTGGGGATACTGTGGGGACTGTGGGGGATCTGTGGGGTCCTGTGGGCTAACATCTATAGTATCCCCATAGGGACTCTCATTGACCCCATGAGTACTCTCTCAGTGACTCTATTCACTTGGTCCCCTATAGGAGTAATCCGTGGGGGTAGACTATCTATCCTATAGTATGTACAGATTATCCCTAGGATATCCCTAAGGTATCTCTTATGTGGTGTAGTATCTGGTGGTATGTACGTGGTAGTCTTGTAGATAGTGGTAGTATACTGGTAGAGTTAGTGGTGGTAGCAGTGGAGGAGGTGTTCTGAATCCCTAAGGTATCCTGGTCTAGTTCAGCTAGGTGTTGCGCTAGAGTATTTCTTCGTAGCTAGTTCATATCAGGCAACACTAGTCACTCCCTTCATAAGGCTCTCGCTTCGCTCGGCTCTCTTATTCTCTCGTTCTTTGGTTTGTACTGCTGGTTAGTCTGATTGATTGATTACAAATAGCACGGTAGTGATATGACCTCTCGCAGGCTCGAGGACTCTCTTGGAACTCTTTTGGGTTCACGGCTGCAAGCGTTGCGTACTTGTGGGTAGATAAGCTGAGGGGCTCTGGCGGGGCTCACTAGGACATTTGCGATACATATACTGGTATCGTTGAATAGTAGANACACTTAGGGAGTCCATGTGGCTCCCTCTTAACATCCAAGGNGANTAAAATGACAATTGCAACAGCTTCAATCATAGGTATTGTCTTCATATTATCAGTCACAGTAGTAGGACTGATCATTGAGGAAATAATAAGTTAACATCCAAGAGGATATGTTATGCGTGATTCAAACACTTTAAAGAATCTCTCAGGTAAAACTATCACTGTAGTTATCAGTGGAAGTCATACATTGAGACAAGCAGCATTAAGACAAGGTGTGCTGTTAAAGGCTGGTAGATATGTTGTTTCTGTTGTACGTAGAAGCAATCGTAATGTCAACCTTTACCAAGTACAAGCTGGTCAGTTCACATTCATGGCTATTCTAAAAGCAGATGAACACAGTGATGAGACACGTCTTGTCACATTCTACTATGGCCAATCAGAAGCTGATGTCTTAGAACATCGTAACAATTCTTACGCTTATGGATTAGACAGTAGAGCTAAGAACAATGACACTTTAACAATGACGCAACTGATTGAAATATATAAAGAAATCAAAGAGGATCTATCATGTCAATACTATTAGTGCTTATCTCACTAACAATAGCTGCCGCACTAGGGGCTGCATTTGCACTAGCTATCTTCAACATCAAAGACAACTTAAAGGACTAATTATGTATAGTTATGAGCAACACGCTAAAAAGATAAGGGATAGAAGAATAAACGCAGTTAAGACAGTCTTATGGTCAATGTCAATAATGTCAATACCTCTTGTCTTAGTGTTAATAGCTAATCACACCCTGTCATAATAAACTCTCGCAGGCTCGAGTTATCCCGTGAGAAACACCATTCATTACCAAAAGGATACATATTATGTATAATCAAGACTATCAAGAAATCACTACAATCCATGGTCAAGAGTTAAACAAGGATGAAATAACTCTTCAAGAACTCTTCGACCTAGGCTACTTCGAAGAAGAAGAATACACAATCGATCCAGAAATGGAAGATTAATCAATGACTTAGCTCTCCTCACGGAGGGCTTTATTTTTAACTAATCCAAGAGGGCACACTTATGCTAACTGTATTATTAATTATAAACCTAGTAACAATCCCACTTCTATTCCTTACCAAGGACAGAGTGGACAGATTCACAATAAGATTAGTAGCAGTCAGCTTGTGTGTCTTCAACATGCTAATCTGCTCATCAGGTACAACAACATGGTAAATATTGACGATATAATAGGTGATTTATTGCCAATTGTGTCAAAATGCATGAAGTATGCAGGTAGAAAACCAATGCTTGTTGATGCAAAAGCAGATAGGTCCATAAAGGTTGAGAATCAAGCATACTGTGAATACTTAGGTGATTCATTCGGTGTGCGTTGGTTCTCAATCACGTACCATCCCTCTCTTGAGCAAGACGAGAGGGCTCTTATAACCATGCTTTCTCATGAGTTAATACATGCAGTACAGTACGCTAGAGGTGATAAGTTCGACCACAGCCTACCCTACTCACAACAACCACATGAAATCGAAGCATACAACCTTGAGGGAGTCGTAGCAGACTCTTACTTCTCCCTTAAGAACCCTAAAGTAACACCTTAAGTACATGACCTCTCGCAGGCTCGAGGTCTTAAATGGCACAATGCCAAACAAATCTAATCCAAATAGGAAATATATTATGACTACTCAAATCAATGAACCACGCAACTATGTAATCAAAGATGTTGAATTAAACTACGCTAAAGTTGCTAAGCCAGTCAGCCCCTTCGGTGTTGAGCAATATGAAGTACAAATCGCTACTACTGATCGTCAGTTAGCGGAGACATTGAAAGCTAACTTCTTCAATGTTAAAGAGAAAGACGGTAAGTTCATTGTGTCATTGAAACGTAAAGCACAACGTGCAGACGGTTCAGATAACGGTGCTCCTAAAGTCTTCGATAAGAACTTGCAGCCAATCGAGGGTGAAGCCCTTACTAAGATTGGTAACGGTTCTAGAGGCAATGTTAAGGTGTTCCAATACCCTTACAGTGCTGGTGGTCGTTCTGGTATCGCTGGTTCATTAACAGCAATCCAAATCACAGACCTTGTGGAGTACTCAGGTATGGGCTCTATCACTGATGGGTTCGACTTACCTTCAGCACCTGGAGATAGCACTGTAGAGGACGCTGGAGCAGCGTTCTAATGAACCCTTGGTATAGAACTGAAGATGTCCATACGTTGCTCAGAGAGGCCCTTGATGGGGTTCTCTTAGCACAAGAGTTAATACAGAATGGTAATGAGGGTTTAGCAGTAGATGAGCTAGAAATAGCATTCAGTCATCTTAAACTCTTACAAGAAGCAATCAGTGAGTCCTGTTAGGGCTCATTGGTTTTTTTTGATATGTCAACCCAAGGCCCCTACGGACCTTGTGTTAACTCAAGGGGATTCCCCTTGTAACCCCTTTTAGAGGATACCGACAAGGGCCCCCATGGATTACATCAAAACAAAGTTAGCACTTATAAAGCACCACATCTACCGTATTGTCACAAACTACTCTATGAAAGGCCATCGTTGGGCTAGAGTATTAGTGATTTATACTTATCAAAAGAAACTCAAACAGGAGCACAAATTCTATGTTCAATCAAAATCAGAATAAAGTTAAGATGGCAACTGTCAATGAGTTGTTAGCCCTTCCTAAACAGACTAGCCATGTCCGATACAAAAGCGAGAATGATCGCATGTGGCCCCTCCTAGTCCCAGAGGATATACGTTCAGATGCAGGTTCAGCTAAGGCATCTAAAAACCGTATGTTCTGCAAGATAAATACCTTCACTAAACACTATGAGGAGCACTCATTATGTCTCTAGATAAAAAAGCTAAAGTGTTGACACAAGCTACAATAACTATAATATTGCTGATGTCATTCATAACATATGTAAATAATGCCGATGCAGCTACCATGCGTATATCTGATAAAGGCACAACCCTGTACTATGACGGTGCTGTTCAATGGGGTGACTACCATAGGCTAAAAGATCTGATTAATAAGAATCCTAAACTCCTATACATATCTCTTAACTCAAGAGGTGGGTCAGCTCAAGAGGGACGTAACATAGGTATCCTACTAAGAAAGTCACTACTGACTACTGTAGTCCAAGAGAATGCCATATGTGCATCAGCTTGTACTTCTATGTTCCTAGGTGGTGTAGTGCGTATAGTTGAGTCATCTGCAAGAATGATGTACCATCCGCCATACATGGAGGAATATCCTCAAGGTTGGACAATGGAGCATATAGCGTTAAGTGCTCAAAACCAAACAGCAATCGAGATAGCACACTCAGTGGCACTTGTTGAGCTTAACAAAGAGTTTCAAGTTGTTAAGTTCTTGTTGCACAATGTGTATAACTTGAAAACAAACAGTGGGATACTCTATACTGCATCCCCTCAAGAACTTCTAGATTCTGGTATTGCTACTCGAGTTTACACAAAAACCAAAGGTGAGTAATCATGGCTGATAAAAACACTAAATATATGTTCGCAGACACTTGTGAACCACTGTTCTATATGCTTGATAGAGACAGTGATACAATATCTTGGGTATTCATTATGGATTCCAATGAAGCTGTATCTCTCTCAGACAGCGATATGGATGATCTTATCCAGAAAGGTAAAGTTGTACAAGAGACAGAAGAAGCATTGTCAAGTTTCTTCACAGATGCAATCAATGGCAAAGGTGGTGAAAATGCTATCAACATGTTCGGTTTCTTAGAAATACCTGCTCCTACTACCTCTGATAAGAAAGAAGAAAACACAGAGGATGAGGGTGAAGTGATCAAAGTGCCTGATACATACCGACCAGAGCTATGTAATACCTCTATCTCACCAGAAGTACTCGTTAAAAAGCTAAAGATTGCAGAGTCAAAGACAGAACGTCCTGATTGTATCTCTATCTTATTCGAAGGTGTTCCTGGAAGTGGTAAGACACTAGCTGCTGCATACATAGGTAAGGAACTCGGTAAGACTGTTAAGTCATACAGATTGAGTGAACTACAGAACAAGTATGTTGGTGAGTCTGAAAAGTTGATTGCTGAAGCATTTGATAAAGCAGAAGAGAATGGTCACATATTACACATTGATGAGATTGATTCACTCAGCCGTTCACGTAACGATGAGTCTAAAGGTCATGAGATCAAGATGTGCAACACACTGTTACAATGCCTCGATAGGTTCAAGGGTATCTTCATAGCTACCACTAACTATCGTGATGAGTTAGACTCAGCAGTCAAACGTCGGTTCTTACTCAAGCAAGAGTTCAAGAACTGCACTTCAGAACAAGCTAATGAACTCTCTAAGTTGTTCTTCGGTAAGCGCATAGCCCCTATGAACCTACCTAACGAGACATTCGCCCCTGCAGACTTCAATATCGTCAAGAACTCCTTCTTGTTCGAAGAAGATAAGACAATCAACCGCAAGTTCATCCTCAAGCGTCTCACAGAAGAAGCAAAGGATCGTAACGGTAAAGACTTAGTTAATAAGAAAAAGGTAGGATTCCTATGAGTGATCTAAGAAAACAATCTCAAGCAAGTATTACAGAGTTATCAAAACTGGCTGACTACTGTTCCATGATGTCTTGTAAGACAGGTGAGAGTAAATACATGACAGCTTATCACGAAGTAGCAGATGCAATGGTCAGTATTAAAGAGTTCATTAAGAGTGAGGAAGAAAACCTATGATACCTATGATTGTAGAGAAAGAAGGTTCAAGAGAACGCTCATGGGATGTGTACAGTCGGTTACTAAAGGACCGTATCATCTTCCTTAACACGGACTTCAATGATGACATGGCTTCTGCAATCTGTGCTCAGCTTATCTTGTTAGAGGCTGAAGACTCAAAGGCAGATATCACTATGTATATCAACAGTCCTGGAGGTTCTGTTAGCTCAGGCATGGCTATCTATGATACAATGCAGTACATCAAACCAGATGTGTCTACAGTTATCATGGGCCAAGCATGCTCCATGGGTTCCTTCACAGCTAATGCTGGTGCAGCAGGTAAACGATTCATGTTACCAAATGCACGTCACATGGTTCACCAAGTGTCAGCAGGCACTAGTGGTCAATGCTCAGACATGGAAATTGCAGTTAAAGAGGCTCGTCGTATTAACGATGATCTGGCTAAAATCTATGTCAAACACAACAGTAAAGGTAAGACACTGTCAGACTTCCGAAAGGTAATGGACCGTGATAGTTGGATGACATCACATGAAGCATTGAAGTTCGGTCTTATTGACAAAATCATTAAACGATAAACTATAACATAAGGAGGATTGCCGTTCTCTTAAGTTATATGCATTACAAGATGTAGAGGGTTGCCGCCCTCGGGAACAGTATGGTCTTGCCGGACCATGCTTTTCTTCAAGTACATTCCAAGAGTGTGCTTCAAGAAGAGTTCAACTAGAGGATACATTATGAAACGCTATCAGGTATACAAAAACCTACACAAAAACTGCTGGTCTATCAGAGATGCTAAAACCAAACATGTTGTTGGTCATGCTGATACTGTTCAGTTGTTCCAAGTGAAATATAAAGTAAGTAAAGCAGGTCGTGAGAGAGTCTTAAGAGACCAGCGTAAGAGCGTCCATGCAGTAGTTGAGGGTGAGATTGTATCAGTCTCAGGCTTCACTTCCTTCAAAGGTAGGTCATTCCAATCTCATGGAGTGTACCCTAACTTATACTCCGATANAGTATACCTAGAAGAGCTCACATACAACCCCTACAGGTTCACTCACTTCGTCAAGAAGATGTCTGAGAACTTAGTACTGAATAGTCGTATGGCCACACTTGACCGCCATGGCAAGCTAACTGGAGGATTCCAAAGCATATGAATAGTAGAATAGATGAACTAACCATTGAGACTCTTGATGACAACATCGAGATTGCCCTAGAAATATTGACCAACCTAGAGTCTGGTGAGTATACACCACGTATGGCTGCACAATTCCTCTTTCAACTAGTAGAGGATTGCCAGTGCCATGCTAAAGATATCGAGTACACTAAGTATTATGGAACTGATTAAGTATACAATACACTACCATAAGGGAACACCTTCGAAGTCCCAGGTAGTCCACAAAGATATCGTGTATTCTCAAAATGACATATCAGCAGATAAAGCACGTAAAACTCTTGAGGTCCTAGCTCCAGAGCATGACTTCAATACCTTATGTCAAACCCAATACCTAGAAAACGAAGGATTATAAGATGAGTAAGCTATATAAACTATGTACAGGTAAGAATGGTTGTAACGGTGTGTTACCCTTAGACCAGTTCGCTACTGATAAAAGCTCCGTAGATGGTCACTACCGTTACTGTCGTTCATGTGAGCGTAAGTACCAAAAGAAAATGAAAAAAGTCCGTGAGGCATATGGTGTAGGATTGCGTGAACTATCTAAACTAAACTAATCAAAAAAAACCCAGGAGGGTACTATGAGTAACATAATTGAAGAAACTGTGCATGTTGAGCTACGTGACTTAACCTTTGAGGTAGAAGTTGCTTACCTTCCTAGTAATAATGCAACAGACCCACGTGATAACTTCGAGGGTGCGATTATAAGTTATGACCTCATTGAGGTTTACTATGACCAAGGCTATGCAGAGTTTCCACCAGACACTGTTAATTGGTTAGCTGAGCAACATGGTGATGAAGTTGTAGAAGAACTTAAGGAAATATTACTATGATTAAAATACCTAACCTAGAACGATTGGCTCTTGAAGCAATATTAAATGACGGTACATACAATGGTGATGAAGATTGGTGGACAAGTATGACCACTAATGAGACTAAAGTATATGACATCAACGTCTATCATGAAAACCCATCTGATACTAATGTTCGTATAACAATCTACAACTGTATCGCTTCAATGGACGGTACCAATTGGGTAACAGATACAGAAAGCGAAGCAGGTTTCATGGAAATACCTAAGTCCGTAATCATGCCTGATAGACAGGAAAGATTATATGAAGTGTCCTTCCAAGTTATCACAGAGTATACCGTTAGCGTACATAATAGTGAACACGCTGAAGCATTACGTACAGTTAGACGTATGGATAATGAGAACGACTTAATAACTCGTGGAAAGTTCAAAGGTATGCATACAAAGATAACATCATGTAAGGAAATGTAATGAGTCAGGAACTTAAGTTAATATACAAATGTGTCTCATACCTCGAAGAACAAGGGTATTATGGTAATATAGACCTAATATACGCTGTCAATGAGGTTGCTAATGATGCAGCATACTATATCTGTGAACGCTTCACTACTCCCGATGGTGGTGAGGTTGATGATAACACTTACCAAGTCATTAAGGAGTGGTTAGAATGAGAGAATCACACAAACACGCAGAATTAATTGATATTGTAAAAACAATTAACTTGTACTTCCATTATCAATCACTGTCAGAGTCCTTCCACGACATGGCGGAAATAGCGAGGGAGAATGGTGACCATGAAGATGTAGTGCGCTTATGTAAAGACTCCATCAAATATGCCAAGTATGCTATGGATGTAAAGCGTATCATCATTGATGAGTTTAAAGAAGAATTAGAGGATTAGTTATGAAAGGTTTTATTCTATATGAAGGCCCCTCAATGTTCGATAAGAAACCCATAGTAGCCATCGTGACCTTCAGCTCAACCAATGAGAAGACAGGGAACATGGCACAACTATGGATACTTCCTAAAGACGTAGCACCCCATGAAGCAGTCAAGTCCGGGAAGGACCAATCTGTCTGTGGTGGTTGCCAGCATCGACACAATCTAGGAGGTGCCTGTTATGTTCTACCATTCCAGGGCCCTCTATCTGTATGGCGTTCATACAAGCGTGGATTGTACCCTAAATCGAACCCTAAGGCTCTCCTAAAGCTTATGCTTAAGGAACTAAGGCTAGGTGCTTATGGAGACCCCGCAATGCTCCCAGAAGACCACCTACGAGCTGTCAAATCAGTAGCCCGTGGTACAACAGGTTACTCTCACCAGTGGAAGAATAAGAGACTCAAACATGCTATGCAGTATTGCCAAGGGTCCGTAGATTCACTAGAGGAAGCTAAACAGTTCAAAGAAATGTATCCTAATGGTCATTACTTCCGTGTTACTGATGATATCTCAGATATACAAGAAGATGAAATACAATGCCTCGCAGATACCAAAGGCTTAACATGCCAACAGTGCATGTTATGTGACGGCACTAAACAGAATATCGTCATAGAAGTACATGGCGCTAAGAAGTCTCGGTTCACCTCAGATATTCAGATCAAGGAAGTTGTTTAATGTCAGAAGTTATTGGTTTTGTAGCACCTCTTGCCCTTGCCCTCTTTGTTATCAGAGGGTATGTCTTCATCTTCAAGGAAGAGTTAGACAACTGGTGTGATGACAATGAAGACTAGGGACCCTTAGGGTCTCTTTCCTTTTTGCTTCAACCGTCTGCCCCTTTCCCTTTTTGATAAAACCGACATGGGCCCCATTATACGCCCCAGGAATACGCTTCGGCAATCACTTGGTCCCCTTAAGAAACCCTAAAGACACTAACCTCTCGCAGGCTCGAGGTTTTAAGAGGTATTAAATATAGGAATTATAAATGAATGCAGTGAACCCTAGCCACTATCAAAGTGGTACAATAGAATGTATAGATTATATAGAGGAAGTTCTAGGTCCCGATGGATCTATAGCTTACTGCCAAGGTAATGTGACTAAGTATCTTCACAGATGGAAGATGAAGAATGGTCTCGAGGATCTAAAGAAAGCTCAATGGTACATCAACAAGATGGTAGAGCTAGAGACTAAGAGAGATGAAGAAGACGTAGAGTACCTATAGGGATATACCCTCGGGGCCTACAAGAGTTATCGTACAGTTAAACTAAACACAATGCAACCCTAAGCTACCATAATGTAGCAGGAGATAGAAATGAGCAAATACATATTTGATATAGAAAGTGATGGCCTACTAGATACCATAAGTACTATCTGGTGCCTAGTACTACAAGATGCAGACACTAAAGAGATCTTATCTTACAGTGATTACGATGATGACCTACCTAGTTTAGCAGAGGGTATGCAGAAGCTACAGGATGCTGAGTTACTTATAGGGCATAACATCATAGGGTATGACGTACCTGCTATTAAGATAGTCACAGGTATAGACCTGATGGATAAGAACATGCATGACACTTTGATTATGTCTCGTGTTAATCGCTACAAGCGTCCCTTCGTAGGACACTCGTTGAAAGCATGGGGTGAGTTCCTAGGGGACTCTAAGCTACAGTATGATGACTGGACTAAGTACTCTAAGCAAATGCTAACGTACTGTATACAAGACGTTGAGTTGAACACACAGGTCTATGATGTAGTACTTGGAGAGTTCAAACAGTTAGCTGCACACAACCCTAACTATGCTAAGGGTATGCGTATGGAGCATGAGGTAGCTAAGCTACAAGAAGCTATCACAGAGGAAGGTTGGAACTTCGATGAGGTTAAGGCCAGGGAAACTCACAAGCGTATGACAGATCGTATGGAAGCCATTGAGAAAGAAGTGTATCCACACCTAGGGACTCACAAGGTATTCATAGATAAAGAAGAGAAGACAGCTAAGTATAAGAAAGATGGTACATACACAGCTGTAACTTGTCGTATCCTGTCTGATTACCTAGGACGTCCTATCATGGGTGAAGATGCACTGTTAGATAACCCACCAGTACAACCTGGTCAAGGTATCAAGCGTTCACGTATAGAGCAGATCACACTAGGTCAAACAGACTTAGTCAAAGAGTGGTTACTATCTATTGGTTGGAAGCCTGATGAGTATAACCGTAAGATGATCAATGGTCGTTGGCAGAACACAGGTCCTAAGCTAACAGAGACATCCCTCAGTAAGCTTGGTAAGTTCGGTGAGTTAGTAGGTGAGTATTATACTATACGTAACCGTTCAAGTGTCTTAGAGAGCTGGTTAGAGAACCTTAAGGATGGTCGCTTACATGGTAAGATGTTCACCATAGGTACTCCTAGCTTCCGTGCAAGACACTCTATCATTGTTAACATCCCCTCAACAGAAGCTGCATGGGGTAAAGAGATGCGTGAGCTATTCAGAGCTGACGAAGGTGACCTGTTAGTAGGTGCAGATAGTTCAGGTAATCAGCTACGTGGTCTAGTCCACTATGTTAATAACCCTGAGTATACTGACGTCGTGATTAACGGTGACCAACATCAGCGTAATGCAGATGCACTAGGTTGTACACGTTCGACTGCTAAGTCATACTTGTATGCTTATCTATTCGGTGCAGGTGATGGTAAACTAGGTCAAGTGTTGTCTGGTAAATCTAATCCTACACTAGGTCGTAACTCTAAGGAGCAGTTTGCTAGATCTATTAAAGGTCTAGACAAGCTTAAGAAATCAGTAGAGGGTGCATGGGCTCAACGTGAACATCAACAAGGTATGGGGTGGATCTTCGGATTAGATGGTCGTCCAGTGTTCGTACCTTCACAACACCAATGTCTTAACTATCTCTTGCAGTGTGCCGAGGGTATCACTTGTAAGGCTGCAGCTGTATGGGCTATGAAGAAAATCAAAGAGGAAGGACTACGTGGTAAGCTACGTATTATCTACCATGATGAAATTCAGATTAGTGCTCACCCTGATGATGCTGAACGTATCAAAGAGATTGCTGCTGCATCATTCAAAGAAGCCCCTAAGGACTTCGGTGTGATGGTAATGGATGGTGATGGATGTGTAGGGAGAGACTACTCGGAGACACACTAATGAAATGCAAACATGAGGGTTGTGACAATGATGCTTATTATAATAAGAAAAGAAAGTATCAATCGTCTACCTGTACTATTTGTAAGAACAATCTGACAAGATACAACCTAACAACCCCTGAAAGGGATACCTTATTGGTATCTCAAGGGGGTCGTTGCAAGTGTTGTGATAGGAAGATAACCTTTGGTCTTAACGGTACCAGTAAACATGCTGCTGTTGTAGACCACTGCCATAAGTACGGACACGTTAGGGCAATAATATGTGGGAGATGTAACAACATACTAGGGCAAGTTAATGATAACCCCCTAAGATTATATCAAATGGCCCACTACCTGGAGGACGACAATGAAAGATAGAATAAACATACTAATAGATGCTGATAGTATCTACTTCAAGGTATGTTGCGTAACGAAACGTAAGCATGAGATACGTAAGTATATCAAGCAGAAAATACGAGAGATAGAAGGTGATTGTTCTTTCTTCTTTGACAACGTAAATGTAATGCTTGCAATCAAAGGCAAGGGTAACTACCGTGATAGACTCTTTGAGAACTACAAAGGTAAACGTCCAGAGTTAGAACAGGACATGAAGGAAGCCCTTGCATACGCCTTAGAGTTCATGGAGAATGAGATGGGAGCTATCCCTTGTCATGACATGGAAGCTGATGATATGGTAGCTATCTGGGCCTATGAGTGTATGGATCATGATGAGCCCTATGTCATTGCTCATATAGATAAAGATATAGATCAAGTACCAGGTGCACATTACAACTTCAACAACCAGAACATGTACGATATAACACGTGAAGATGGTTACAAGAAGCTAATGCTGCAGTGTCTAACAGGTGATAGAACAGATAACATTGCAGGTATTAAAGGTATAGGTCCGAAGAAGGCTGCTTTATTACTAGAAGATGTACACCCTGTGGATTACTGGAAGACAATAGAGAACGCATGGGCTGAGAAGCAAGCAGGTGATCCATACTTGTCCCATAAACTACTACGTATGATAACCTCTTGGGAGGAGTATGATTACATTACATCATCGCTTTAACGTAAAACCCCTCAGTGCCAATAAGATGTTTGGTCACAGAGGAAAGACAACATTTAAAACTAAGGACTACTTAGGGTACCAAAATGAAATACGAGATGAGATTCGACAGGAAGCAGAGGATGATGAATGGCCTTTTGCTAGTAGCTACGTTAAGTTCACTATTACTGCTGGGCTTTCTAACCGTGGTGCTGACCTCGATAACATCCTGAAACCCCTGTTCGATACATACCAATCTATCTACACCAACTTCAATGACAACAAAGTGTACCTCATCAAGGCCACTAAGGACATCGTTAAGAAAGGTGAAGAGTACTTAGAAGTAACCGTTGAGGAATATACTGATGGCGAGTAAGAAACAAATACAAGAGTTAGCCCTTAAAGGAACCCCTGTTCCACCATGTAAACTTGTTAAACCTAAGACTAAGAACCAACATAAACTATGGACTGCTCTACTGAACAATCCCTTAGTATGTGGTATTGGTTTCGCAGGAACAGGTAAGACATTTGTAACAGGTATGACAGCTTGCAGTATGCTTACCGATGGTAAAGTTAAACGTGTCATCATCACACGTCCTAACGTGCCTACAGGGAGAACCCTAGGTCATTTTCCAGGCACTGTAGCTGAGAAGATGGAACCATGGTTAGCACCTATTACAAGTGTACTTAAGGATGGTTTAGGTAATGCTAAGTATGAAGCTATGATTGATAAAGAAATACTTATACAACCTCTAGAGACTATCAGAGGGCAATCCTTTGAGGATGCATTCATTATCGTAGATGAGTCTCAGAACTTAAGTATGGATGAAATAAAAGCATTGACTACCAGGATTGGTGAGGGATCTGTAATGGCTCTCATTGGGGATCCACAACAGTCAGATGTACGTGATGGCAGTGATCTACTTAAGTTTGTACACTTATGTAATGCATCAGGAATAGATGTACCCCTAGTGGAGTTCCAGATAGCTGACATTGTACGTTCAGAGATGTGTAAGAAACTAATAACTATGTTCTATGAGGAAGGCCTATGAAGACTTGGCGAGTTAAGACAACAAAAGATATTGATACAGTACAAGCAGATGACTTACAATACACTCAGGTGTGTGCTAAGTTTGTCAAGAAAGAAGAACAAAAGGCAGGAGCTATCATTATGTCTGATGGTCCTAAGGAGATAGATGTTATCTCTTACCCTTACCAGAATGTGATATCTATTGAGGAGATCACTGATGGCGAAGTATGATTACCATTGTAACAACTGTGGGTATGAGGTCATAGACTACGTCAAGGGTATGACTGAACCACATCCACCATGCCCTGATTGTGACAGTAAACTATCAGTAGTGTATAACACTTCAGCAAGCGTAGGTAACACAGGGTTTTGCCCAAGCAGACCTACAGGTGTTCTAACAAATAAGGTAAAGAAATAATGGTAAACCTCGAAGAATTAACTAAAAGAGAAATAATAGAAAAACTACACGAAATAGGTGAAGAACGTTGTGAACAAAGACTAATGCGTCAGAACAAAGACAGTCTGATTAGACTGCATGCTACCCTTTTAAAAATGAAAGAGATTAAAGAGATAGAGGAAGAGTGTGAGAGCGATAAGAAAAATACCTTATCTCGTTACCTAATCCTTAGTGCTCTATTGTTATGTCTTTTATTACTATCAGGAGTGTAGAATGAACTTAAACGAATTAGAAGCAGCAACAATTGTATGGGGATATGAGAAAGGTATCCTGCCAAACCCAAGTGCATCAGCACAGTTTAGCAAGACCCTTGAGGAAGTCCAAGAGTTATCAGAAGCTATCTCTGAGAGTGATATCTTTGAGGTGAAGGATGCCATTGGGGATATCATGGTTACCCTTATCATGCAGACTCAAGCTTGGGATACAGATTTAACAGAGTGCCTTACACAAGCATACGAGACTATTGCTAAACGTAAAGGTAAGATGGTGGACGGTATATTCGTTAAGGAAAACTAAGGGGTTAGTCATGTCACGTAAACGTAATGCAGCATTTGAATATGAGCAGGAAGTTAACGAGAAGATCCGAGAGAAAACTGGTAAGATGTATAAAGAAACCAAACGTAGAAAGAAACAATTAAGTAAGGATGAGATCTTTGAGAACCGATGGAAATAACCACGAGCAAGAACTGAATGAACTCACTAACCTTATCATGGATAACTATGATGTCTATAACTTATCCAGTATAGAGAACAGAGACGTGAGAGAAACCGTAGAGTTTATGATGTCTAACTGGAAAAATATAAATCAAAGCTACAAAGTGTGGCGTGTCAGTATGACATTAAGAACTCTTAAAAACCTACTAAACCAATAGAATCAGAGGACAAAACTATGATTGAATCACAACTAATATCAGGTAAGTACCCATGTAATAACTGTGGTTCATCTGATGGTCGTGTGAAAAGAGAAGACGGTAGCAGCTTTTGCTTCGTATGTAATACAAACTTTAAGAACTCAGAGGACACTATGGAGTTATCAAATGCTGGAACTACCACCAATACTAATACTTATGAATCAGTGGAAGCTGTTTCTAATTATCGCAGCTTTGCTCTTAGTTCGAGAGGTATTTCGAAGAAAGTAGTAGATGCCTTCGGTGTTAAGATGTCTACCTCAGAAGATGGTAAAAGACCTGAAGCACACTACTACCCGTTCACTAAAGCAGGTCAAGTAGTAGCTTATAAGAAACGTGGGTTACCTAAAGTGTTCAGCACAATAGGTGACTTCAAAGGAGCAGACTTGTTCGGTCAGAACATCAGTACCAATGGGCGTACCTTAGTTATCACTGAGGGTGAGCTAGATGCACTGGCTGTTGGTCAAGCATACATGGATAAGTATAACCGCTTGTACCCTGTAGTGTCACTACCTAATGGTGTAGGTTCCCTTAAGTCTATCTTACACAACCTAGAGTTTGTTCGTAGTTATGAAACTGTTGTCCTTATGTTTGATATGGATGAAGCGGGTCAATCTGCTATCACTGAAGCTGCAAAGATGGTGGGTATTGGCAAGGTTAAAGTTGCAAAGTTGAAAGAGAAAGACCCATGTGATGAGTTAAAAGCTCACGGCTCCAAGGCTATCCTTGAGGCTATATGGAATGCACAAACGTGGAGCCCTGCAGGTATTGTAATGGGTGAAGCTATCTGGGAACAGTTCATGGAACGTAAGAACGTTGAGTCTGTCCCTTACCCTGATTGTTTAGGAGGATTAAATGAAAAACTTGATGGTATTAGATATGGTGAGATTACATTGTTTACATCTGGCACGGGTAGTGGTAAGTCCACTGTTATCAAAGAGATTATCCTTGATCTTCTTGAGAAGACTGGCGATAAGATTGGACTCATATCTCTCGAAGAAAGCGTGGGAGATACTGCGGAAAAACTTATCAGTATGGCGCTCAAAAGACCAGTCGGTGGCCATCCGCCCATTACTGACGAAGAACTTAGACATGGATATGAAAAGGTATTTGGTGACGAAAGACTTGTCATGCTCGACCACCAAGGTTCGGTAGGTGACTCTGGTCTTATCAATAAGATTGAATACATGGCACTCATGGGCTGTAAGTACTTAGTACTAGACCATATTACTATTGCTGTGTCAGAAGGAGCTGATGGTCTATCAGGTAATGAAGCAGTAGATAAAGTAATGTCTGACTTACTAAAGGTTGTTAAGCAACACAACGTATGGTTAGGNCTTATCTCTCACCTTCGTAAGTCCCAAGGGAAATCCTTTGAGGAAGGACAGTTACCTTCTATTGATGACATTAAAGGGTCTGGTTCCATTAAACAAATCTCGTTCGACATCATAGCCTTTGCCCGAAACTTAATTGCGGAGGAGGAGTATGAACGTAATACAATTAAACTCCGAGTCCTTAAGTCTCGTTTCACTGGTAAGACAGGTGATGCAGGTGCAGCTATCTACAACGCTGAGACCTCACGCTTAACCCAGGGACAGGTAGGGTTCGAAATGATCTAGGAAAAGAAATCATATGACATGGACTGAAGAAGTACAAATGTACCTATTAGGACAAATAACTGATAGGTACAGAGCTAGACACTTAGGTATTAAAACACTTAAGGAACTAGAAGGTGTCTCTCCTTCACAAGTAGAATCCTACGTGGGCCTAGCTCACGAGGTTATCTCCTCAGCATGTGGTCAGACACTAAAGGATACTCCGGATAGTGGTTACAGCTGCAAGCTAACACTAGCGAGTTCTACCATAGGCCGTAAGATACTATCAACATTCCGTGTAACAGAGGATAGGAAGGACACCAAGATCTACCTGATGATTGGTGACCTAATAGTGGAAGCCTTCTTTAACTGTGAGCTAATAGATATAGACATACCTGAAGTCCCCGAGGGTTCACGCACATGGACACCACCTGTGACAATAACACCAACTGAGACATGGCCTGTAGATGTACCTGAATGTTCATCCAAGTACAGTATACGTGGTTCATTCTTCAAGAAGCCTAGGGATATATCACAACACTTCCAAAGAATACCGATTGATGGTACAGGATTAGTGTCTTTCGTTAAGATCATTAAGAACTGGTCGGAAGACAATGGTCTAGACTTTCGTAAGATGGCAAGGACTCCTGCTCTACAAGCTGTGAGTAGACTACAACAGACAGGTTGGGTTATTAACAAGGATGTACTACGTGTTGTCGCTGACAAGCCTGAGGCTTTCTTCAAGGCTGGTAGTAAAGAAAAGAAACAGGTATCTCAAGAGATAGAGTACAACTACATACTGTCTAAAGCTAATGCATTTGAAGACAGAGAGTTCTTCATGGCAGCTGACATGGATTATCGAGGTCGTATCTACTTCAAGGAATCCTTTCTTAACTTCCAGGGTAGTGACTTAGCTAAGGGTCTGTTAACATTCTCAGTGGCTAAAGAGGTTACCCCTGAAGGACTCCGTTGGTTAAAGATACACACAGCTTCTAGTTACAATGAGTCTTACAACATAAACAGAATACCCGAGTGGTGTACATCAGACTACAAGACATACCTGCAGTCAGAAGGACTAGAGGATATCTCTGTGGATAAGATGACACTACGGGATAGAGAACTATGGTGTGACAACAATGAGGAACTAATAAATGAAACAGTTAAGAACGGAACGATACACGAGTGTGAGAAACCTGTTAACTTTCTGGCTGCTGCTATTGAGTTATCTAGTTATTGGGATTGTGATGGCACCTTTTATAGTAGTCTTCCTATCCCTGTGGATGGTAGTAACAATGGTTGGCAGCATCTTGGAGCCATCAGTAAGGACACACAAACAGGAAGACTAGTTGGACTAGAACCTGTGGGTATACAGAATGACTTCTATGTTCAGTGTGCTAAGAAACTGATAGAGTTAACTAACGATGAAAGAAGAAGTCAGATACTAAGTGACATGCCTATGAAGCACATACGTAAGTACATAGCTAAACGTGGTAGTATGACACGTGCTTACTCAGCTGGTATGGGTAAGA